TATTTAATATAAGGCAGCTTAACAGGGTTTCCAGGTGCTCTTAGATTGCTAAATTTACCTGTTACCATGACATTATCATAAGCTTTCTGTGCAGCAATTTTAGCTTTTAGAGATTGGCCTTCAATCGATGTAGCTGGTGCATCTTTAACTTCTTTAGCTACAGGCAAAACACTAAGAGCTTTCTTATTTTCTTCAATTTCTAGCTTAGTCTTTTCAAGCTCTACTCTAGCTAAATCAAGTTCTTTTTGAATTTGTTCCAACTCATTTTCATCAACTGCTGTCATCAAAACCTCGGTTCTTTCATCGAATTTTTTAATATTATCTTCAAAATCTAACTGTACAGGCTTGATCTTTTTATTCAAAGAGCCTTTCTTTCTTCCCATGCTTTCCTTTTTAAAAGGACGGCCACAAATGTAACCGCCCAATGCCAATTAATGATTAAAAAACAGGCTTGTTTTCAAAGTTTTGTTGGCTTGTTATAGCCTCCCATTCCCAGGCATCCGCTGTTGCACCAATAATACCAGCAGGAACACCGCCTACTGTAGCATTGAAACCACTTCCAGCACCGATCAAAATACCATTGAACGCAGTATTCTGACGAGCAAAGGAAAGAACATCCTGATTACCATAAGGTAGAGGAAAAGGAACAATACCGTTTAGATTATTGGTATTACCTTCACCTTGAGGAACCATTACAGGCAAGCTGTATGGATATTGTGCAGCAGCAGCCCAAGCAAATGCAGTGTATGCAGTTGAATCAGCTTCTAGTGTTACTGTCTGAGTACCTACAGCATTATTTACAGCACGAACTGTAAACTCTAGAGGTAGTCCATTTGTACCACTAACAATTTGCTGCATTCCAAATACTGTTGGAATTTGGAATCTAACAACATCACCAATAGCATAGTACTGAGGAACCAGGGTAGTTACCACCATAGGGTTTGCAAGAGTAATACCTGCAATAACTCTATTTTGAGGGAAATACAAGGAACTATTTTGTACATATGCATTGCCAACTTTATAAACACTTCCAATGCTTGTAACAGCATTAAAAGTATTAAGCATGGTGGTAAATGTTGTTGTCGATCCTACCGCAACTACTGTCATAACAAGGCCACCCAATTGAGGAGCTGTTGTAAATCCAGTAATACGGACATTATCGCCAACGTTAAAACCATGAGCTGCACCAGTTGTAAAAACTGTCGCTTGTGTAGCAGCAGTTGCACTTGGTACAAAGCTTGCTACTGCAATAGTAGGGCCTTGCTTGTAAGTTGCACCATTATAAGCTTGGAAGCCATTGAGTGCTAATACACCGTTATTCAACGGAGCAAAGGTTGTTGCTGTACCATTTTGACGAATCAAAGCAGTATCAACCGTATATGCAGGATTATAATAAGCCTCTACAATACGGTCAGTTGTCAACGATCCAGCTACGCCCAAAGCAGTAATCCCCGATCTCGTTAGATTTCTCAATGTAAATCTATTGATATAATTAGGAATTGGCAAATACATAGGAGTAGAGGCCACGTTAATAAACGTCCCAGTGGTAATTTGTGTTTCTGACATATAATTACCCTCCTTTAAATTGCCACTGCAAGAGTGCAGCGTAGGTTAAGAATCCATGAAGTGTTTGTAATGTTAAACACTTGAGCCATTTTCCAGCCTGCTGTTTGATATAGTCTCAATTGAGGAGACGCAATTTCAGGTGGTGCATAGATGAATTGAGCGGAGTAACCATCCAAATCAACCATGTCATAGCTTTCTTGGCCTGGCAGGAAGATATTATAAATATCTTGTCCATTTTGGGACGCATTAGGAGTAATAGAACCAACTGATGAAAGAAGGAATCTAATATTTCTAATTGTACCCCATTCAGCTTGCAGCAAGTTGGCAGTATTTGCATACTGTGCAACGTTTTGAAAGCCCACCATTTGATCCAAGTCAGCCGACAAATTGGTATGAGTCAGGCCAAAGAAGCAAGTTCTTACTGGTGCTGTACCGAATCTGTCTTCACCTTCGATAATGTCAGTAATAAACTGAGCATTAGCTGTTCTTAGCAATCTAACTGCTTTAGAGCAATCTAGAGGGCTAATATTGGTAGGGTTGTCTCCGTTTGTACCAGATGTACAATTAACTGGAGGTGCGCCGCCTTCCATCATTGAACGAGCCAGTTGATCCTCTGTCTCGCGTAAACTTTGTCCCAAAGTACTCACAGCGCTGTTGAGCACCGGATCTTCGTTTATGAGCATGCAATTTGTTACTCCACAACATACTGTGGGGGTTAGTCATTTCTGCTAACCTCTCATACTTTCATATGAGATCAGACTATCGTTTCACCCTCTCGAGTGTCTCTGGGCTTAGTCGTTGCGGCTACTCCAACTGCATTCAACTCTTTACATCTTTCGTAAAAGTCTTGTCTGCGTTGTATTTCTTCAGGATATGTGCCAAGTTTTTTAGAGTGAGCTAACACCCAACCTAAGCACATTTCTTTAACCAATAACGCCTGTTCAGTCTTAACAAGTAAATAAGGTAATATTTGATCTATTACTTTAACTACATCGTCTCTGTTCGTTACCACCCATCTATACATTGGGTTTTGATTTGGTCTATCCTGACGAAAGCCTTCGTAGTATATTTTACCGCATTGAAATGTATCTTGAAGAAACTTCATTGGAAGTTCTCTATTCATTCCTACACGGATTAACGGAGCATGTAGAGGATTTGTTCTGTTTTGCATGGGCTTTGTTTTTGTCACGCATATAGAACCTTCTCCATCTATTAACCCCGAACAATAAGCTATTCGAAGCGTTTGCCTCTGGTTGCCTTGCATAATCCCTCCTTTTATATTGGACTGCGTTCAGTCTAATATAAATCAGGTTTTATGTTTAGGTTTTCCAAGTAATCACCAAAGATTTATAGCAGGCCATCTCTCAAAAACCTGCTCTTGCAGAATTAGGTAAGTACCATCAATTTACTTACGCTGCAAGAAGATTGGCATGGCATTCAAACCAATCTATTCTAGCATCAATGTCGAGCATAGTAAGCTGTTGGGCAGCTGGGTTTACAATACCGTTGCCAAGAGGCACAGGTGCGGTAAGCAGGTTTTTGTATCTACGTCTACGCAGAATGTCGCCTGCTTGTTGATCCATCGTAATAGGATAACCCATTGTTGTATGAATCAAGTCAGGCATCGGACGGGCAAGCAGCTTCATAGAAGCTTGTTGCTGCACCATCGGAGGCAGTATATTGGTTGTAGTAGGACCGGACATTTATGTCTCCTGTTGGAGACGAAAACTATCGCCGAGAAGCTGCTAGAGTTTCTTTCCAAAGAGCTGCTTTTTGCTCTTTAGTCATTTTAGAATTAGACATACTTGCGGCAGTTGATACAGCTTCGGATCTTACTCCCAAGCTTCCTAACTTTGGCTTTCCTTCCTTTTCGTCAACTCTCTGCTGTTCCTGAGATTTGGGTTTATCCTTAACCTGCTTGGCAGCCATATCTGCAACAAAACGAGAATCTTTTTTTAGAAGATTATAAACTTTTCTCAAAGGATTAGCAGCTTTTTCGACAGCCTCACGGTTGTCTTCGTCACTTTTAATATATTTTTCAATATTTTCAGCTGTGACGATCTCTTTAAAGTCAGGTAATTCTTGGCAAGTTTGGAGATAAAGAAGCTGTTGATTAGTTTCAGCAAGCTTTTTGTCTTTTTCTGACAATTGCTTATTGAAATGGTTGAAAGCTTTTACAAGTTTTTTTCCGTCTGGGAATTCTTCTTGTTCGAGCTGACGATAATCATATTCTTCTTCAGGAGGTTGTGCTGATCGCATTTGCATTTGCTGTTGTTGCTGCATTTGCATTTGTTTTTCAAGTTCAAGCTCCTTCTTTGCTTGCCAGACCTGTCTTTCGAGATCTTCTTTAGCTTTTCGAAGCTCTGCAAAACTTTCTTGCGGAGACTTCTCATGTGTTTCTACAGCCTGGTTGACGATGTCAGGTACTTGCGTCTGTTCTGTTAAACTCATGCATTTCCTTTGAGAGTGTCGAGTTCTCGGTTGCGACAATGGGAAGTATTTGATATACTTCTTGTTTTACAGATAACTGAAAATTGAATTTTAATCAAATAGAATATTTAAATATGACTAGATTAGAGATAATTGGGTGTCTACACATTTTTTACAATATTTACAGGACATTTTTTTTGAATGAATGAAGACTACACAATAGAGCAGCTAGAGAAGACTTTTAAGAAGCATGAAGAAAAATATGCATTAGAAAATGCTGAAAGAAGAGCAAATTTTAAGAAGAATTTTCCTAATTCAGAATTGCCAGAGCATTTAAAGGAGGATGTGTTTGTTATTACAACTGCCTTGCACGTGATTTGCAGGGAGATTAATCAATTAAAAAAGATAAATAGTATTTATTAAGCAATCTTTCCATCGACTAGGTAATCTTCGACTTTATCCAGTTTGTCATCTTTATACATCTGGAGCATTTTTACATAATCTTTATGAAACTTTTGAGGATTAGCAAGCACATATCCTACAACTTCTTTCTTAGGAATACACCACTCAAAATTAATCTTATTCATATTTGTGACTGACCAAAGATAATGATCTTCTTCTTGATAAGGAGATGGTCTAGTGACTCTACATTGGACATCTCTTATTCTTAAGACATTTGGAGTACCATAAATTTTTGCTGCATGTTCTTCTTTAGTAAGAAAAATATGAACATAATATTTTGATAAGGTAAATCCTTTTTCTTGACATAGATCATACTGTTTTTGTACAGCATCATTTACAGCGTCATCAAGCTTCTTTAATAAATGAGGAAGGATATCACCTACCTCCATGCTGTCATCTGTCATGGAAGCAGCATCCTGCATTAGTTGGCCGTATGATTTATCGGTATTTAAGAGTGTCAAGAGTTCCTCATCTTACTTTGGCCTAATTTATTGAGTATGCCTTTGCCTTGAGGCTTAGGAGGCTCCCTTTTCTGCATTCCCAGTGGCTTATGCAGATTGGGAAGCTTCTTTATCTTTGGGGGTATCATTGTCACTATTTACACCCTTTTTTCATCATCTTAGGCACTTCCTTCTTCATCATTTTACCGATGAGTGCTTTGTCTTGTGCAGCGTCTTTATGCTTCGCTGTTTTCATCTTCTTTTTTTCTTTCATTTATCTACCCATTTTCTTCATTTTAGCTTCGCGCAATTTGGCTGCTGGACTCATATAACCTACAGGGTATTTTTTATTAAATTCAGCACTTTTCTTTTTTTCTGCTGGAGTCAAAGTCTTTTGAATTTTCTTGTGAGCAGATTTTTCATTTTTTGCATCTTGCTTATCTTGTTTTGCATTACCTGAAGGATACTTCATTTTATTTACCTTTTGTGTTTATTTGAATGCAAAAGATTATTCTTTTGGCATTTATTTGTCTATCTAAATTTCACCGGAATTTTGCTTTTGCTTCTTAGCCTGTGGGCTAAATGATTTATCTATTTTAAGCGGAGGTCTACCTGTATTCTTGTATCTATCCTGCCTAGTTGTCAGCTCTTTGTTCACTGGAACATAAGGCTTGCTCTGTGTCTCTATAATCGGTATTCTTACCATGATATTTCCTTTTAAAAGTAAAGCTGCTTTACATCGACCAGGCATCCCCAATCCATAATGTAAAACCGCTTTACATGATTATTTATTAGCCATCTTCTCGCGTGTGTAATGATTAGCTTGGATTGCTCTTGAATCCTTTGCATCAATCTTTTTTCTTACACCCTCATAGCTATTACTAGCACCTGGAGGTGGAACCATTGCCTTATTCTCACCAATGCTCAAATAATGTGCACCTGAAGAATCCATTCCACCCTTACCGCTAGATGTATTTTTATATGAATTACCCATTTTAAACCCCTGCTTGTTTTTCTTGTTTTAATTGATTATCATCTTGCCTTTTCTGTATATTTTCTATCAAAGAAAATACTTTAACAAAGTCATCTATTCCCATAGATTCTAATTCCTTTGCAGCTTTCACCTTATCCAAAACAGCAAGAGATTTCATGTGCTCGGATTCGTTGTGTTTGGTAATTATTTCATATTGTTCTAGACGGCCACGCATTTCACGCTCGTTAGCTAGTCCTCGATCACTCATGGCCTTAGATTGTAGAGATTCGTTAACAATTCTCTGGTTCTCCATTTGCAATTGCTGCATCTGCTGCTCTTGTTGCTGCTGTGCCTGCTGTTGTTGCTGTATTGCTTCCATAAGTTTGTCTTTATCCTGGATATCAAGATCGACCAATACTTGATCTGGAGGGATTGGGAATCCATCTTTCCAAAGGAAATAACGCTCTCTAAAGGCAAGCTGTCTAGTGGTGTCAGTAAGAGGAGCTCTTCCCACGACTGAATCATACTTTTGAAAGGATTTGTCTCTAAATTCATTTGTTGGTTCCTCACCGTCTAGGAATCGTTTGACTTTACCAAGGGTATAATTTTTCTGAATAAGAGCCCAATGTAAGCGGCCAGCATTAGACTGGGATAGATCGAGGTTGTCGAATAGCTCTTGTAAAGTAGTAAGAGCAGCACCTTGGCGGAGCTGTTCGGTAATGCCAACATCCGAATCTTCCGCTTGCCCCAATAGCTCAGGGGTAACTCCAGCAAGCGATTGAACGTTTTCTTTGAGTCTTTCTGTAACATCGAAATTTGCAGGATTGATGTTTGCGCCTGGAACATCACGGATACCATTTTGCATTGTATTTTTCTTAAAGAATCTGACCTTACCTGGCCCCACTTTAAAAGCATCTGCATCATCTATTAGGCAGTCTTCTTCTACATCTACGCCGCTAAATTGAGCTTCGAGTAGATCCATTTCTAATATTTTTCTGTGATTAAATAGGTACTGGCTATCCCTGATATTTCGGATTATTCCTTGATAACGGAAAGAGTAGTTATTATTAGCAAGATCATGATAACCCACAAAAGGAGTAAATGGGTAATAATCCACTCCGAGGGGATTTGGCCCATCATAGAAACAAGTGTTGTTAACGATAATAGCAAGGTGTACTGTAGGAACTTTTTCACGAACTACCACAATATTAGGAAATTTAAGCTTAAGATTATTTAAATCTTCTTTGTCGAAATCTACTTCTGTGGACTCGTAGGTTTCAGGATCAACAATAAAAGTACCCATTCTATCACAGAGATACCAATATTCATCATAAGCAAGAAATCCCTTTCTGCGTATGTTGTATTGTTGAGGCATAAAAGTAAACTTAGTGTCAAAATAAGCTTGGTCATTAAGTAAGTCGATATCATTTTCCCTGCCTGGCAGCATGGCCTTTACTTGTTCTTTATGGAGGTATTTACGAGTACGGATAAATTGACAATCTGATAGATCCATTTCACGCCAGAAAGCATCCATCATTATCATATCAGCAGAGAAACATTCTGTTTTCAGGTCTCCACATATTGGGTCACGGCGATAATCTATCCATGAATGCATCAAAGATAAACCTGTTATGGTAGACTCTTTAAAGCAATTTGATATGGTATTATATGTATTATCTATTCCATATGCACCTTGAATAACCTTAGTGCCCTGTGATGCCGTCTGAGAGCTACTTCCTTGAGTTGGTAATAGCTTAGTGCCTTTCCTATGCTGCCTCTGACGGCCTACCACCATATTAGTAACTGGCATGGCATTATTGAATATGAATTTCTGGTATGCATAATTAGAACCATTATACATATTTAGATAGCGTTGATCTCCTAGGTATACTTTTCTGTCAATTAGCTGTTCCCAGTGATAAAGCTGCCAAGGAGAAAGGTTTTGCTGGTAACGTTGATCGGCTTCGGATACAATAGATCGCTTTCCGTCTTCGTAGTAACCTGTGTAGACATTAGGAACAACTTGGGATCTTTCGCTTGCACCGCCGTAACTCATGAAAATACCTCATATAAATTTTAATATATACCATACAGAGAAAAGGGATTAAAGAAAAATGACAGAGAATAAAGAAAGAGAAGAATGGGTGAATTCATTAATGGGAGAAGATGTTTCTGTTAGTGAGGTTATTTTGGCACAAATAAAAAAGATTAATTTCTTGTGGGAAGAGCTGGACAAATTGACAGATGTTGTCAAAACTATGAGTGACCATTTGATAAAAGTAAGTGATGCAGCAAAGGAATTTAAGAAGGATGAGGATTGAAAATGGATGAGAGAGAACAACTTTTCAAAGATCTAATAGCAAGAAATGCTGGCTGCATTGAAATGGCTTTCAATGGGTTTATTTTAATAAAAGAGAAAGGTGAACCGCCTTGTGAATGTGTCGATTGTAAGAGAGATAGAGAAAACAACGTCTGATAATCATACTTTTGTGTTGTTGTTACATCGCGTTACATTGCTCAGAAGTACTCGTGAACCATATAAAGTTTAGTCTTACCATCTTTCGCAATAAAGTAAACATTGTCATTTTCGGGATCAATTTCCTTTAACTCTTCGGAAACTCCCCCTACCATTTTGACATACTCAGGATCAATATTTTGATTGGCTGCTAATCTTTCAAATTCACTCATGGCTTCATTCCTTCATTCCATTTCTTTTCCCTATTAGCTTCTCTGTCTCTCCATAGATTAGGATAGCGGATAGCAATTAGTTCAATAATTTCCTTAGCCATTTCAGCGTCTATCCTGTGCCTTCTCATTAATAGAGGTGCTGTAACGGAACCCCAGTGCTTAAAATCTTTAACGCAGGCCGACATTATCTTTTGAGGTATCTTCATAGATCAATTAAACATCTCCATTTGCTTTTGAGAGGGACATTGTGCAGCATCTAGGATTAATTATCTACCAAAACCCCTTGTAATTTGTCCTAATTGATGCTGAGGTATTGGCTTAGGACCAAATCCAGCCTGTGATTTTAATTGGTTCAACTTCTCTTTTGACATATATATTCCTGATACTTTACCAATATCTAGACCCACACATAGATAACGAAAGGAATCCGCGCAATGCGAGTGTTTATCGTGAAGTGGTCGATTTGAATAGCATCCAAGTTTGTCATTCCATTCTTTTTTATACGCCTCTAGGCACTTCAAACCTTCTTTGCATTTAATTTCATCGAAATAACATCGTGAAAGGTTTGTTCTAATTGATTGAATGCCGTCTAAAACGGAGGCATCACCAATTTCAACAATTTCAATCCTACAACTCAACAAATTTCTGAATACATCTTCCCAAGATGTTGCCGTTGCCCCTTCTTTCTTTCTTCCATCATGCGGAAGTAATATTGTGCCATAGGTATAAGGTTTAGATTTTAGGTAGTCACAATAGAATTTAGCCCCCTCTCCTGCGTGTTCGAAGTAATCTATTAGATTAATTACTCCAGCATTACCTAATTGGAAGAACCATATAGCGGTGTGGTCATCATAACCCAGATCGAAACTGCAATGTACTGGAGTACCTTCTTGATAGGGAACTTTGCATATTTTACCATCTCTACGCATTCCTGCAATTTGAGCCCCAAAATACAAACCTTCATTACTGGCTTCAAAAGCTTCTTGGGGTGTGCTTGGATATTCTTGTTTCATACTGTCTTGCATAGTGTGCTTCTTTAGTTCGTACCAACGTCTTTGAGCAACATCAATCTTAGAACCTGTTTGAAGTTCGATAAGATCAATATAGGCGTTTGTTTCTTGTGATACTGTGATTTTCTCATCAAATTCTCTGTAAGATGGTTCATCAAACCAAGGGAAGAAAAAGAACCTCATTTGCATAGGTGAAAGCTTTTTCTTTTCAATTGCTAAGTTTTCGGCCTCTTTTGAAAAGTCATAAAAGTAACCCGATCTACCTTCTGCTGTTGATTCAATCACACAAATTTGATCCTTTCCAACAGTGTTTAAAGAGCCTGTGACTATTTCTTTTGAAACTTCTGGACTCTTGGCACATATCTTACCAAACTCACTAACAAGCAGCCTTTGATTTGTGCCTGATCTAAAACCTGTAGAAACTCGATAGGTAGATCCATTCTTGAAAGACAATTCCCCTGCCCTGTCATTTTTAGCCGAATTTAAATATTTAGTCCATGATGGCATATGCTCATAAGCAAGCTTGACCTTATTTTTAAATATATTTTCAGCATCTTCTCTTCGATGTGCAATGATACCAGCAGATATATTATCCATCCAAAAGCAGTCATCAAGGAATGAAATAGCAAAAAATGTTGTACATCCTATTTGACGTGCTTTAAGGATTAGCATTTGATACCACATATTATCGGTGAGAATCTCCTGAGCCCAATTTAATTTAAATGGAACTAGGTTTCCTTGCTTATCTGTGATGTGGTAGAGGTTTTGTAGGCGTGCTTTTTTATCTAGAAGTAGTTCGGGATTATCTGGAACATTATCCCACATTAGTCTTTAATCGGTGATTTGGATTTAAGCATTTTAGAAAGCTCTTTAAATTCGTCTCTAACTGCTTCTGCAACTTGATCTTTACCTAAAGATGATTCAAATCGAGCTGTTTTTTCTTTTTTCTCATCCATAAAGTAATCATAGACAGTTGCATTTAAATCATAGGCTTTAACGTGAAGTTGATCTTTATTTAGCATTTCTTCGCGTCTAAAGCCCAAAAACAGCTTGGCTGCTTCATACGCTTGACGAAATTTATCACATTCATCAGCCCATTTTGAAAGCTTAGAAGGAGGAATAATAGGATCATAATAAGCACAAAACTTACATAGATTTATGCTATCTTGTTTCTTAGCCCATTCTATAATATCAATGGCTATCTGATCTCTATCATGCTCTCTTGGCCTTCCTGCTACCATTAGACGACCTTTGCGATAATGTTAGTTTCGTTAACAATGGTATATTTAATGCCTTCGTAGGTAACTTCTGAGGTGCTGAATGCCGCTATTAGTACCTTGTCCCCTATGTTAACTTTTGTAACATCGTCGCCAATTGCAACAACTTCGAAGGAGGCTGGTGATTCATCTTTGACGATGATGACGGATTCTTTTTTGGGTGGGATGATTGGTTTGACGATTATGCGTTTATCGAGAGGTTGGAGCATTTGTACCTATTTAGTATGATTAAAATATATCTATATAATAGGTAATAATTTAAGTCAAATTTGAATTACAAAAGATTTTTCTTTTTTAGTGAATATCTGAGGCCATTGGCGGCGAGGATTAGGTAGCATGTAAAGAGAAAAGCTTGCTCGTATTGCTGTATAAGCAAGTTATTGACTACAAATATGATGTTAGTGGCAATCCAGATACCGAAGCCTCGATTATCACCAACGCTATTAAGGTAAGCACCGACTAGGGCAGCCAGGGTATTAATTATAAGTATATATTCCATGAAGTGTCCTTAGAAAATATTTGAGAAGATTTTATTCGTTCTGGTAAAAAATTTTCCATATACCTGCAAAAGACAAAATCAATCTTATCTTGAAATTCTGAATCTATTGATCTAATTCCATCTTTTTTTGGTGTAAAATTTGAATCAGGTCTTACCAAATATAATTGATGGTAATCCTCTAATCTTCCATAAGCAGTTCTCATTTCTGTATAGATATTCTGTAGATTCAATACCTCTGCATAAACAAAAGAGTCAAAGCTAGTCCTGTCGCAAATGACAACATCATGATCACGGCAAGCTTCTAATTCTTTCTTAGAATGCTCGTGATAGATCCATAGTGCCGTCTCCCTGGTCATCTTATCATTAAGCGGAAAAGGGCACGATCTGGCAACTTCTTGGATTATTTTAACATTGGCACCTAGCTTTTTGTATTCAGCAGCTAAGAGAAAGCTCAATGTTGTTTTACCTGTGCCATGAGTGCCAGTTATTGCTATGAGTTTAGCCATCATTTCCCTTTATAATCCGTTTCATAGAATCCAGAGCCTTTAAAATGAACACCTGCTGGCTTTGAAACTTGACGTTCCATAATTTCATAGCAATTGTCGCATTGAAATAAAACAGATTGAATAGTTGCACCACATTTTACTTCTTTAATTTTACTGCATTTCGGGCATTTATAATCGTATGTCGGCATATAATATTACTTGTGGTTTAATTGTAAAGCCTATATCTTATACGGATTGAGGTTTAAATGCTAATACAAATGGATCTTTTTAATGAAATGTCAGAAATTGATATTTTAGAAGAAAAGGTAAAGATGCTTGAGAAATCTTTAGAAAAGCAACGTAAGGCATTATTTGCCAGGCATGGCCTTTTGTGTAAGCAATATATGGAGCTTAATGACCGTTTTAATGTGCTTGAGAGAGCATTATGTAAGGGTAAGTTTGGGGTTTTAGAATGAGTTTTAAAGATCAATTATTACTTGGAATTAAAAATCTTGAAGAAGAAGTTTCGGATAATACACGTAAAATCCATAATAAACATGAAGATATTGATCTATTAGAATATGAAATAGACTTGCTTGAAGATGAGATTGCTCCAGTCAAAAAAGAAATCAAAGAGTTAAAAAAGGCATTAGAAGAATATAAAGGAAATTAGCTCAATGGTAGAGCGTTTTGGATGCGTGATGGCTGCCAAAAAGGTAGAGGGTTCGATTCCCTCATTTCCTATCAAAATAATATATACCTATCAAAATGATTATCAAGGTGATAGGTCAAGATGATAGGTTCTGATGAACGAGAAAAAAGTCTGGCCTTTGAGGGAATGCAAAACTTGCAAGAAAATGTTTCATCCTTGGAACAACGTTCAGCGTTATTGCAAGGATCCCTGCGTTGGAAAAAGAAAGCTAACATTAGCTGAAATTAACGCTAACTGGGCAGCTAGGACGGAAGAAGATCGCAAGCGGCAGTTTAAGAATAGCCGAAAAAATTTTCACATGAATCAGACTAGGATTATCTAAATACTTTAGAATTCAATAATAATTTTCACGCCGTAAACTTTTGATTTAACTTGGTCGTACCTGATTTGAATTAGTTCATTGTCATCAGCTCGGCCTGCTCGATGCTCTCCAGTTATTTCGGCACATACTTGGTCACAAATAAATTTTTGGGAAATAGGTAAATTGTCATGCTTGTCTAGAAATTTAGGAGCATAGCGGATAAAGGTAATGCGACAGGGCAAGCGGATTAGGTGCTTGTGTTCCAGGATAGCAAAGAAGACGGCCTTTTTCTGAGCCTTATGCCGCTTATGTTTCTTTTGCCAAGGTTCGAAGCAATTGGCTTCGCTGACGGTTCGAAGTGGCAAGGTTAAGGTTACGGTATCATTTTCAAAAGAGGAGCCGAAGTCCAAATTCTCAATTAGAGGCTCACCAAGCTTCTTTTTCTTTTCTTGGGGTGATTTTACATTTAATCGTTTTTTCTTCGTCTTAGTCAAAATAAGAGGGGTTGTTGACCCCTCCATTTGCATATCTTGATTCTCAAAACGGCAGATTGTCATTTGTCGCACCTTCGCTAATAGGGGCTGCTAGTGCTTGATTTTGAGCCAAGCCATGCGGATAGTAAGACCCAGCCGCAGGAGCCGCTTGTTGAGCCTTATGAGCAGATTTGAAGGCTATAGCTTCATGGGATTTAACACGGATAAAGTTAAGTAATTCTTCTTCATCGTCACGAGAGTCGAGCATTACGCAAGGCAGATACTTCTTTTCACCTGTCGCGTCCTGGATAGAGTAGCTTGCTGAGCAAAAGAAGTCGCCAGATCCGTCTTTTGTTTTCACGTGTTTAAAATTAGCTACTACTTTGCCATAGAGTTTAACCTTTGCTACTCCGAGCATGTACTGGTCGTTAGGTGTAGCAATGTAGCTTTTGAATTCAAAATTATTATTATTCATTTGATTGCCCTAGGTTTCTAGCTTGTGTTATCATTTCTTGGATTAAAATTTCTTTTTCAATAAAATTTAAATAATTTTTTAGTTTTTCAGAGGGAAAAATAGTTATAATGACACCATCTCCAAAGTCGTTTGTTCTGGCTGAGGTTTCAAAATATTCTCCATCTCCTTCAAATTCGAGTTTCATGTTTGATTTTCCTAGGTGTTGTTTGGTGTTTTTTGGTTTTGGTTTTCTTCAATTATTTTTTTTAGTTTATCTTCAATCAAGTTCATCGTGGTATCCATTTCGCAACGGAGTTGAATTTTTCCTCCAACGATGATGTTATGCAGTTGTTTAGCCAGAGATTCGTTCATAATTAAAATTTACATTTTATTTGTTTAGGGTCAAGTTTTATATAATTTTACCATTTAAGTCATTTAACCGCAAGGTTTTATTCTTTTTTATACCCTTCAATTTTATTTTCCATTTTAGCCAATTCTTGTAATCTGAAATCAACTCCGTCATGTATTTCAATAACTATATTGTCATTAGAAAATAATCGGCTATGAACTCTTTTGTGATATTTTTCTAGAAATTCAGCCTGAGAATAGTTTGAGGTAAACATAGTTGGAAGCATATTGTTATAACGAAAATCAATAATGGCAAATAGGACTTCTTCCCTCCAATCACTTTGTTTTGTAGAGCTGCCTATATCATCTAAAATTAGGAAATCAGCATCAATCATGTATTTTAAAACATCTAGGTAATCCCCTTGCATGGTGTCCATAGATTCTCGAAGCTTTTTTAAAAGATCATTTTCTTTCCAATATCTCCAATTTTGCCCAAAATTATCAAACGCCCATCCTGTGAGAGCTGCACAAAGATAAGTTTTTCCGATGCCAGGAGAACCACAATAAACTAGGAAGTTTTTAGGATCATCCATGAATTTTAAGACTGACTTTTGTACCCACTCTGGCGCGCGTATTTTGCTAATGGAGCTTCCGACAAATCGCTGCCCATAAAGTAGCCTTTGTCGCTCGTTGATTCTGTTTTCTGCGATTTCGTCATAGAAGTTTTGCATGTTTTAGTGTCCTTTTTTTGGGTTTTGAGTATTGGATTTAGGTAAGCTTCAATTGTTCCATTTAGGCTTGGATTTTGTTTTTTCATCTTTGTTATTGCCTGACGGATTTCTTTTTCAGGCCAATCATTTTTATAAAATTCAATAATTCGATTGACAGTTGACTTGATGACTCCTCCATTTTTGAGGTCGAATTCTAAAACTTCCGAATCATCCTTTGGGTTTTCCAAATCAGTCAGATCAAACAAACCTTCTTCTGTTCTGACATTCTTCTTTTGTGGTTCGAGTTTGGTTCGTTCTTGGTTCGTTTTTGGTTCGAAGTTTGGTTCGAAGGCTTCCAATAAGTCTTCTCTCAATATAGTATGAAGTGTCTTTTTATGGTTCGTTTCATGGTTCGAAAAACCACACTTTGCAAATCGCTCGATCGCCCGATGACAAACTGACTTGTATTTTGCCAGTAGTTTTACATCTGTAGTTGCAGGGAAAGATTCAGAAATAATTTGTCTTTGCGTAAGTAGGCTTTGCCCTGCTTTTACAAGCACAGGTTCGCCATGATCGTCTTGGATCGTATCTTTCCAGGCGCAATTGACAAGGATTGTCATGAAGATTGATCTATATTCTAAAGAAAATGATTGCCAAATTGGATCGTCATAGAAAGATCTAGGAAATTTTAGAAAGCCAGATTTAGACATAGCACCTCGCATAACCCTTGAAGTTAATTATGCTTTGCGCTACTATAGGAATTACCAGTTGCCTATAGGAGCCAAAAGCTTCGGAAACGCCTCGACATTTTGTTGAGGCGTTCTCATTTAATCTCCCACTTATACCACACCTTATTAGTTTAACACCAGCAGAAACGCCTCTCCTGATCCCCTGAATCATTTGGTGAATTTGGCAACAAATGACAAGGTTTGGAAAGGTTTGGCAAGATTTGGATATTAACGGCATCAATCTCGGTAGAAATGAGATAGCCTTTTTTCTCCATGTATTCCAAGGGCTGACGAAATAATCTGTCATAAAAGTTTTCGCTGTTGATGGTAAGTGGGATTCTTCTTTCGTAATGGCTCATAGCAAGCTCAAATAGGGATGAGCAAGGATAACCATAGGTGTTAATCTTAAACTGGCAGGAAGGGCAGATATGTGCATTTATTGAGGTCTTTTTCAACATGTTAAGCAAACCTGTTGAATTTAAATCGGAATGAGTGTATTGTGTAGCCGTAATTCATTTATAAGTCCTTTTGTCGGGGATATCCAAGCTGGCGTTTGCTAATCCCCGATTTTCTATATTAAATTTAAATTTACTTCAAGTTACATATTGTCATTTTCTTCAATCTTCCTTTGTGGTATTCATTTGCCGAACCAGCGGAGGCATACATGAAAGACGTATTTGACGAATTTTGGGCAGAGTTCCAGACTAATGATGATTTTCGCATTTTAACAATTACCCTAGCAGTTTTCCTTGTCATTGTCAGCTTCGGGCTTTACACAATGTGCAATTTTGCTTAAGTCCCAGTCATACACTGATATTTTTCCTTTTGTATATTTTTCAATGTCTATAGCCATTTTCAAAGTAGGCACATATCCAGCCAGTACCCTGCTTAGGCAATTAGGCTGAACTCCTATTTCTTTTGCAAAAAAGCAGTGCTTTAATCCATTTGATTCAATGTATTCTCTTAGTGTCATTTTCTCTCTATGTTTTTTAACCTTTTGCATTTATTTTTCTTCCTTGTGTTTATTTTTCTTGCGATAAATTGCGTTTGTGTGACATAATTCAAAGCATAACGAAAACGCCAAATAAAACACAAGGGGCAAATAAATGAATACACAACTTAGAAATGAAATCAGAAGATTGAAGGTGCAACTTAAGTTTGCAACTACACCGTTAGAGAAATTAGATTTGTACGGTATGATTAAGGTTCTTGAAGCAATGTTAGAAGATTTAAATTAAAGGAAGTGAATCACATGAATTTACTAGTAGAACCAAATTACGATGACAGATTTGAAGATTCTTGCGGAGATTGGGCAGATAATATGGCAGAAGCTTTTTACAGAGCAATTGTTGACGCTCTTCATCCTTCTCTTAGAGATGATCTAAAAATAGATATAGCAACATCCCTGGCACATGATTTAATTAGCACAGGAGACAGCAAATTATGTGATGCCTATGGATTAACCATTGCTCATGCATATTGCTATCTTCAAGATATCTATGGATCATACGAGAAAGAAGTTCAATTAGAATTTCAAGGGTATCTTTCTGATAGATTTTAAATAAAAAAGCCTGCTGTGGGATTGCACAGCAGGCTAACGAAAGAATAAATTCAACACTCACTTAACTTAGGAGAGTCATTGTGATACTCCTAATAATACAAATTTAAAAATATCGGTAAAGGAAAAAATGAAATATAAAGTTACGATTAGCAGGGAAACGATTTACGAGAAAGAAATTGAAGCTGAAAACGAAGACATGGCAGTTGAACGAGCAGAAAATTTGTTTGAGGGTGATGAAGATTTGTTTGAAGAAGTGTATTCAGAATTTGAGGCAATGGACATAAAAGAGGTACAAAGTGAGTAGCCAAACAATATTACATGATGATGATTTTTATGGTTGGTCAGCACAACAGGCGCAGTTTTTGAAAAATAAAGAATATGGAAAATTAGATATGGAAAATTTAATTGATGAGGTT